CTAAAATATCATAAATGTATTTCTTTTGTGACTTACTTGAGTCAGGAACCAATATACAATCCATTCTATTTTTATCCTGTAGAAATTTACCTAATACGTCAAGGAACCTACCAGATTCGTTAACAGACTTTAAAGAGAAACAATTAAACTTATCGTCATTTTGAACCACAATCTTATTGTTAATTTTAGATACAAGTTTCAACCCATCTTTAGGTAGATAGTTTTTAACGAACTTATCAAATGAAATTTTAGATGAGGTTTGTATATCGTAAATTAACTCCTCTACTAAGAATTCAGAAACAGAAAGGATTGTATAGTCACTATTATCTAACTCCACTTTTATTTGGCGACCTAGTTCATCCTTAATGAAGTATGAATCAAAATTCTTAGAGTTCTTTTCAAGTAAACCAATTTCAAATGAACAGGATTTCCCGTTTTCAAATAAGGTGTTGAATCTAATGTCTTTATTACCTACTATTTTACCATCGTAGAACTTTTTAGCGTTCTCGTAAGTCTTAAACGACTTTATTATTTTTTTTCTTTCTTTATTTTTGAATAGTACGATTAAATAGTTCATAATATTGATCACTCTTTAATTAAGTATATTAATTTTTTTTTATAAATGAATAATGAAAACTATTATGGGGTTTTAGGTGTTGATGAAAAGGCAACACAAGAAGAAATCAAGAAGGCATATAGAAACCTAGCAAAAGAAAATCATCCTGACAAAGGTGGGGATGAAGAAAAGTTTAAGAAGATCACTGAGGCGTATGATACGATTGGAGATGCAAATAAACGAAGTCAATACGATAATCAACGGAGTAACCCATTTGGTGGTAATTTTGCTGATATGTTTCGTTCATTCAATCAGCAACGACAAAGACAAGATACTCACACTAGTGTGATTACGGTGAACATAGGGGCGTTAGATTCATATTTAAGTAGGAACAAACAAATTACATATAAGAGAAAGACTAGTTGTAATGTTTGTAGTGGATCAGGAGGGGAGAAGAAGGTATGTACTACCTGTAATGGTATTGGTAGTGTTATGAAACAAATGGGTACGGGTATGTTCGTACAAGTTGTTAATATGATGTGTGACGCTTGTTCAGGTACTGGTAAAATTACTATAAACGCTTGTTATTCGTGTAATGGATCGGAGACTAAAGATGAAATGAAAACATTGGATGTTAAAATACCTCATGGGTTAGAGGATGGTCAGTTCATAAGAATGTCAAATGTTGGTGATTTTAGAAATGGTAGATTTGGGGATTTGGTAATAAGGGTTAATTTGATGGAAGAAAATGGTTTCTTTAAGAACGGACCACATTTAATATATAACTCTTATTTAAACTATGAAGATCTTATAAAGGAGGATATAAACATACCTCATCCTGATGGTGAGTTAAATATTAAATTACCTAAATTATTTGATTCCTCAAAACCTTTGAGGGTTAAAGGTAAAGGATTTAGGGTAGATCAAATTGGGGATCTATTAATTAATCGGATTGTTAGGTTTGAAAGACCTTAAAATAAGGACATGATATCTTTGAATAGTGCTATTGCACCATAGATTGATAGGGCAAACATAATACCACCAGTAATAAAAACAAATTTTTGTGTTTTACCTGTTGTTTGATTACACTTTTTACATCCTGTTACTTGTGTTGCTTCTGTTTTGTTGTTGTATGTTTCTTCTTCCATAATTTTTTGTTATAATAATAATTATACATTAAAACAATTTATAAGTGAATAATTTTTGAATTGACATATCAACATAGAATTCGTATATTTCTAATAAAAAAACTATGTTATCATATATTGGAGGAAAAAGTAAGATAGGAAAGTGGATAGTCCCTTTCTATGATAAAGATATGGAAACATATGTTGAAACATTCGGTGGGATGTTTTGGTGTTTCTTTAATATGGATCTAAGTCAGTTCCCAAATCTAAAGAAAGTTGTGTATAATGACTTCAACCCACTTAACCATAATTTATTTGAATGTATTAAGAATCCTGAAAGATTATTGGAATCAATCAACGCAATCCCATGTCAACAATTTGGTGTGGAAATTACACCATCAATATATAAAGAACAATTTATCAGCTTTCAGGCTGAAATATTTGATGAAAATTTCAGGGTAGAACCTGGTAATTATGATGTTGCAGCTAAATATGCGTATGTTTTAACACAAGTGTTCTCAGGATCTAAACCTGAAAAAAGTTCTTTCATTGACTTAAAAGGTAAGTACAAATCTAAATACTTAACATTCCGAGATAAATTAATAAAACCTGATTGGGTTGAACATTTTTTAAGAATAAGTGATGTGGAGAATATGGATTTTGCTGAGGTAATTGAAAAGTATGATTCACCAACAACTTACTTCTATGTTGATCCACCTTATTGGAAGACTGAAAACTATTATTCTAATCATGATTTTGATAGGGAAGACCATGAGAGACTTTCAAAGTCATTAATAAATATGGAAGGTAAATTCAGTTTATCGTATTATGATTTTGAATTATTACACGAATGGTTTCCTGAAGATCAATACAAATGGGAGAAAAAAGAGTTTGCTAAAGCGGCAGCGGCAAAAAAGGGAACAAAACAAAACATGGGTGAGGAATTATTAATAATGAATTACTAATCATTTTTTTATACTATTGGAATATTTATATTAAAAACTTATTATGGAATTAATTAAGGTATTAACATCTGTCATAAAAGAAAACACAAACGGTAAACGTATTGTAAGTGAGGCAATGTCTGAAAAAGTCATTAAATTTTTAATTGACAAATTTAAACCTACAACTAGAGATACTGAAGAACAAATTACGGCAGTTATTAACGCATTTGAGAAATATAAAAATGGGTTACCTCAAGATCAAAGAGATATCACCAAATTAACTTATACTATTGTTAAGAACATTGTTTTATCAAAAGAGATTAAAAAACAAGAAAAAAGTATATTCAAAAAATATATGGAAGCCAATAAAGGTGCCGACAAAAATGCGGTTAAATTGGCATTACGTAAGTTTTACGAATTGTTTCCAATCCTACCTATAAATCAAAGAGACGTTCTTAAAATGCCTTATTTGAAATTGGTTGAGTTTTTACAGAGTAAGTTTAATACTATGTTAACATCAGCGGCACTTAAGAAATTTAAAGATGATAAGGTTAATGTAACACCTGAACAATTAATTTATTATGTGTCAACATATTTGGATCTATATCATAGGTTACCTGCAAATTTACCACCATTGTTGTTTATGAGTTTTGATGAACTTGAACATACATTAGATGGTATGGGAGATTTAACTGATGACATTAAAGATACAAAAGATGATTATTCTGACATTGAAACAATATATGATGATGATAACTTATTAATCTTCAAACCAAGTGGTAAGGAACAATGTATTAAATTGGCTAACGGAAGAAGTTGGTGTATATCTAAATCAGGTGGTGGTAATATGTATTACAATTATCGTTTAAGTAATAACTTAACAATTTATTATGTTATTGATAAAGATAAACCATTTGGTGACCTTAACTATTCAGTTGTCATCTTAGTTGAGCCTTATGGCGGAAAACGAATTGCGGATGGTCAAAATATGTCAGGAGGTTATTCAGGTCATAGGAGAGAAGAATGGAGTACAATTGTAAGTAAAGTTCCAAAATTAAAAGGTAAAGAACATTTGTTTGTTGCGGATCCATTGAGTACTGCTGAACAAAAAGTACTGAATGACTACAAAAATACTACCATCAATAAAGATGCGATTAAAGAACTTGGTAGTGAACAAGCGGCTGAAATGTGGCTTGAACTTTCAAGTCCTGATTTAACATATAGAAGTAATGGTGATGAAATTTATCGTAACTTTACCGAAAATCTTAAAAACAAATACTTAGGGTTGGGAATGGACTTGACCGCTGAAATGATTAATAATTCTGAACCTAGTGTGTTGAAATATTATGCGGCAAGAAAACTTCAAGGTTTGATGTCAAAAAGTTTAGGTCAATTGAGTGATTCCGATATTGCATTCATCAATAGTCCTATAATGAGAGATAATAAGAAAAAATTAAGAGAAAAATTCTCAGGTCAATTAGCCGGAGTTAGTAGTAGTGGTTATGTTGGTCTTGAATATCCAAAAGATGATAATTCTAAGTATGTTGCATTATTTGGGTTTGATGATTTCTTTCAACATATTCCAACTAATACAACTATGATCCAAATGGAAAATACAAGTAAAACTCCAATTGCTTTGGATTTACCGGAAAGTATTGGTAAATTAACCGAATTAAAAACATTGATTATTGATAATATGGTTAAGTCAATCCCTGAAAGTATTGGAAATTGTACCAAATTGAAATTTATAAACTTACCTAATAACCCACAGTTGGAAAGCATCCCTGAGGCGTTTGGTGAATTGTATTGTTTGAACTTCTTCTCAACAGAAAATTCAAACCCTGGTATGAGAATACCTAAAAAATTAGAAGAATATATGACAGAGGATGAAGGATTTTGGTTTATCAATTTCCCCCCTGAATTGAAGAAACATTGTGGACCTATAAGATCTTAATGATGAACGTAGATATAGAAATTTATATTAGTCAACTAATAACCTTCTTTGAAAAAAATCCAGGTGACTTTATGGATCTTGTTGGTGAGGTACAAAAAGAAGAATTCTTTCAAAAGATGAAAGAAAAATCTATTGAGAACTATGAAAAAGGTGAAGACTTTGTATTAACCAAACAACAGATTATAGATGTTGTGGTTGATCTTAAATCACCTGAATTAAACCAAAAGTTAAGTTATACAAACAAAGTTAAAGGATTTATTCAAAAGACTAAGTTTGGGGATATCATACTTAATTGATTTTTTTTATGTAAAGGCTTGTAGAATCCAAAAAATTGACTATCTTTGTAAGGTAATCTAAAAAACTAATTATATGATCTATACTCCAGAATTAATCAAGTCAACTGCACCATCAATCTTCGCAACATCTCCATCGTCAAAAATGACAAACAAGTATGAGTTTGTCCCTACAGATAAGATCATGGAGTTCTTTGATAGAGAAGGGTGGGAAATTTCATCTGTTAAACAAAATGGTACGGGTATCCACGCCTTACACGAAGTTAAGTTCCGTAATGGACAACTTCCATCGGTTGGTGATACTTTGGTTGAAGCAATCATCAAAAACTCTCACAATGGTATGTCGGCATTCTCAATGAGTGCAGGTCTTCACAGATTGGTGTGTAGTAATGGTTTAACGGTTCCTACGTCAGTAGCAGACCAATTCCGAATCCGACACAAAGATTTCCAACTTGACGATGTTAAAATGTTAACTGAGAGTTTCGCAAAGAAATTACCAATGATTCAACACTCTGTTGGAAGAATGATGGAACGTCAACTTACTATGGATGAAAAAGTTGAGTTCGTTCAAAAAGCATCTAGACTTAGATGGGCAACAGGTTCAGTTCCTTCAACACTTGATTTAGTGGACTTGTTAACTCCTAACCGTAACGAAGATGAAGGGGATGACCTTTGGAAAGTTTTCAACGTAGTACAAGAGAAATTTGTACGAGGTGGTGTTGAGTACAGATCACAAAGTGGTCGTAAGACAGGGTTGAGAGGTTTGAAAAACATTATGGCGGTAAACGCAATAAATACAAAACTTTGGGAGACCGCTGAGTCAATGATCTAAAAGAAACGTGGGGTGAACAACCCCACTTTTTTAATTTATAGTCAATATGTTTAAACGTGAGAATGATTTTTTGGATATCTTAAAAGAAAGACATGATAAATTATATGGTATCATTAAAGTTAATAGTACTATAGGATTAACACCTAAAACATTAATAGAAAAGAAATTTGAAATTGAATACTTGGATAGTGTTGAGTTTGAATTTGAACTTAATCATTTAGAATCAATACTTAAACATAAATCTGGGTTTTACTTATATTTATCTAAAATGGAGGTCGCAGATATGTCGTATCAGATGAAAATTTATTACGATATGGACCAATTAAACGAAGTATCATTCTTCATTAAAAACTTATCAAAAATTAAATAAAAATGGAAATTACAAGTGTAGAGTTACAAGAAAAAATTAACTCAGGTAAAAAAGTTATTGTAGAATTCTGGGCCGAATGGTGTGGTCCGTGCAAAATGATGAAACCTTTATTTGAAAGAGTTGCATCTCAAAACACATCAAACGTTGAAATGTATACAATGAATGTAGATTTAAATAAAGAAATTGGGGCATCATTGGGTATAAGAAGTATCCCAACAATTAAAGTTTTCCAAAATAGTAACATCATTGATACTAGAGTTGGTATGATGAATGAGGGTCAAATAAACGGGATCCTAACAGAATTGATCAATGGATAAGTTAGCAATCATATTTTCAATGAAATCATGTGGTCATTGTAAAACACTTAAGGAAATGTTGGATAAAGAAGATATACCTTATATTGATAGAGATATTGACGAACATAGCGATGAGTACGATATGTTTGTTTCAATTACTAAGAATGAATATGTTCCGGCATTTATGTTAATTGAGTCACCGGGGCAAGAAAATTCTAAGACTGAACTTTATGCTCCTGAAAGAGATTATAACGAACTTGATGAAGGTGTAAAAATCATTAAAGAGTTTTACGAAAGATAATTAAAAACCCCATTTCTTAATAAAAGTGGGTTTTTTTTTTTGAACATAGAAGTATTTATTAATAAATTAAAATATTATGGGAAGAATTGTAAGATTAACAGAAAGAGATTTAACAAGATTGGTTAGACGAGTTATAAAAGAACACAATGATCATAATACTATGGTCTGGCTCGCCGATGAACTTACCCCACATGGGTTTGTAAAAATGAATGGCGGAAATAGCAAACTTGGACCTTATGGTGAGTTTAATGTTTTAACAAAAGGTGATGATGATAATGGTGCCAGTATTTACAAAAGTATTGATGATATGAAAGTATATCTAAATGTACAAGTAGGTGGTGTTTCAAAAGTGCATAAAGAATACCCTATGTCCGAACCTGATTATCTTGTAGACGACAAACAAATATTAAAAGATTTAGGAAATTATAAAACTTACAATTTTAAAAAAACACCTAATAGAGGATAATTAAAAACCCCATTTCTTAATAAGAGTGGGGTTTTTTTTAGAATATAATTACATCCTCTAATCTGTCCTGAACCAAGTATGGTTTTTCTCCCTCAGGATCCAATATGTCTTGGGTAAGGTCATAAGATTCCATTCTATTGGAGAAGTCCTCTAAATCAAAGTCAAATACGTCTAAAATTAGTGATCTGATTGTTTGTGGGTTATACATTGATGTAGTCACAACTTTAATATCAACCTCATCATCTACTTTAGGTAAGAAATGAATAAACATACTTTCTGACCCGATTGTTGATGAAATTTGGTTAAGTATATAATGTGAGTAGTAAACCATAGATCTACCTGTACGTAAACTATAACCATATGGAAACTCAGAACTAATTGAAATTTCATCAAATGATTTATTCTCCTCAACAAATACATTTTTATTTGTATCAACCCAACCTGTTTCAATTGGTAATATATCAACACCGTATTTAATTATATTAATAACGTTGAAATGTTCTAAACCCAATGATTTAAGAATCTCCTTATAGGTTTCATTGAATTCATTTTTTAACTCATCAATGTTAAGTTCTGTTTCGCTTGTGGTTTGACCATTAACAACTATGAATACATCACAATCTGTGATTTGTATAATTGATCTTTCTTTTGGGTCAATTTTGGAAACGATAAAATCGGCAAATAAATTTACTATGCCTCGTCTTGAATTTTTATTGATTAATCTCATATCTTTTTTTGTAATGAATATGAGTTTTAAATGAATATATAAATAGTTTAGTTAAATATAGTCTCCGAATATATCATTTATATCTTTGGTAACTAAACCGTAATCTGGGTAATCAGGTATTCTAAAGTCTAACCAATCATATTCACCATCATCCATTAGTCGTTTCATCATAGTTGTATAACTACCCTCGTAATCTAATTTATCTTCATTATATTCACTACCCAAACGATTGGAAAGAAATTTTTCCACATTACCTTGTAAGTCACGTATTTTAACATATTGTAACCATTTAGTTGTTTCACCTATTTTGGTTTGTTCGTCAATTACTCTACCAACAAAGTGTATATCCAACTCTGACCAAATTAAACCATATATTTCACTTTGGTATGCCGAATTATATGCATTATTATGAATATTATCTAGTTCACTTTCTAATTCAGATAAATCATCATATAAAAGTTGTTTCATTGCTTCTTCATTCTTAATCAATTCATCTAAATTTTCTTCTTTGATTATGAAATAACCTTCAGTTCCTTGTTCTTCAGATAAACCTTCAAAAAACTCTGAGTCATATTTTTCTAATGAAAACTCAACATTACCAATTTCTCTGAATATATGATTTTTTAATTTTATAACATTTTCAACATCTAATTCTTCAATTACATCCTCATAAACATTATTGGTTGAATCGTAAAAATCTTCATAGTAATCCTCACCTAATACACGTTCTGCTGCGTCTTTTGCCGTAGTATTGCGACCACTATCATCAAATAGTTCGGCAAGTTCTGTACGGTCTCTTAAGAATAGGTAATAACCATCCGATCTTCTCTCAACATCTCTTAAAATGTTTCCGGTTAACCATTCCAACCAAACTTCAGGATCCTGTTGTATTTTATATAAGAGGAAATCATTCTCAAGAACTTCTGGTATAGATTTATATTCAAATCTATCTAAAATTTTTGTTTTAACCAAAAAGTTAAATGAAGGTGCGTTGTCATAAGGTATGTTGGACAAGTCTAACTCATCAATTAAACCTTTTCTAAGTATAAAACTTAAAAATACTTCAATCTTATTATTGAATATTTTGGATATACCATTCCAATTACCTTCATTAAATTCTTCAATTAGTTCTTCAATATCATTCATAACTTATAAATATAAAAAAAGGTGGAAAATACTTCCCACCTCAACTTTTTAACCAATAACCGCAGATTACTTTTTGTTGTAATACTTCTCAACAATTTTCTTTACCGACTCTTGAACCGAAGATTGGCTCGCCGCTGGTTGTTGTGGAGATTGTTGAGGTGCCTGAACAGGTTGTTGATTTGCTTTATTTTTACATCCGCATCCCATAATATTTGTTTTAATAGGTTTATTTAATTATAAATATCAGAGAAGTATCATATTTTGTAAACCATTAAATATTTATTGTAATATGAAAAAAGTTGTAAGGATTAACGAGAGTGATTTAATTGGATTAATAAAGAATATTATTATTGAACAAGATGATAGTGTTGAGTATGAAGATTTCACACCACAAGAATATATGGATCTATTAAAGTCTGTTAATTATAAAGCACAAGCGATTCCTAAGTTTCCTGATTTCAGAGGTAAAAAAATAAGAGTTAATGGTAATCTAAACTTAATTGGTTTAAAGCAAATAACTAATTTGGGTGAGTTAATTGTGACTGGTGATTTAAATGTTCGTTCTTCAGGTATTGTAAATTTTGAGGGTGTAACAGTTGGTGGTAGTTTAAGTTATTGGGACACACCATATAGTAAAGAACTTGATAGAAGAAAAGAAATGGCTTTAAGGGCTGACGCCAGACAAAGAAGAGAAGATGGTGAATGGGATTTAAATAATTCTAATATTGATGACGAAGGTTTAATGGCAAACGCAGTTTTTGATTATATGGTTCAAGAAGGTGATATTGGATATTTAGATGGGCCAGAACGTGAAGAATTACAAGATTTGGAAAGAAGAATGGAAGAACTTGAGGAAAGAATAGATAACGAGGAAGATTCTGAAATTGTTGATGAATTGGAGAATGAACAAAATGATTTGCAATCCGAGATTGATGAACTTAAGGATAAAGATAATGATGTATACGATTTAATGCCTGAGGGTTCCCATTATGACTTATATACATTTAGGTCAATACATAATGATGCTAGTGGTAATATTTATGCGGTTGGAACTGAAAGGGAGGCGGATAGTTCTCTTAAAGAATATTATGATGAAATGGTAAACGATTTAAGTAATTTTAATAAAAATACATTAAGTTATCATATTGATGGTGACGAAGTTGCAGAATATTATGAAGACATGATTCGTGAATGGGTTATGGATGATCCTGAAAATTATGATGTTAGTAGGGAAACTAGTGTTAAACAAGATAAAGAAATTGAAAAATTACAAAACCAAAAAAGGTCTCTTGAAATAGAAACGTATTTGATTTCAAGTGGAGCTAGATCTCCTCTTATTGAAGAAGGGGTTGAAAGTCTTAAGTACTTCAAATTTAATGATTACATGAATAACATTTTAGTTGTTGAATGGTCTGAAAATAAATGGCAAATTTACCAAAACGGTAAAAAAGTTGAGTCAGTAACTTATGAAGATGAAGATGAGGATGGTGAACATGAGTCGGATAATGAATCAAGGGTTGAAGAAATTGAAAATGAAATAGAAGGTATAGACGAAGAAATACAAGATATAAAAGATGATCCAGATGGTGATTTAAATGATGATGAGGTTGAAGAAGCCGTTGAGGATAGGTTAGGACAAATTAAAGATGACCCAATGAGTTGGTTAGATGAAATGGGTGATGACTATAATAATTTTATAGATAGACAAAGTTTAATAAATGATTTAATAGATGAGAATGATTATGGTGTAATAAGTAGTTACAACAATGAATATGATACCGTTTCAGTTAATGATTCAACTTTTGTTGTAATGAGAATTGACTAATACCTTTACAGAATACAATTATATTATTATGTTTATGGGTAATGGCAAGAAATAAAAAAATAGAATTTGTAATGGACACCGATTGGATGTTTGAAAAGCCAATTGATAGTGAACATAAGGAATATAAATTACTATCATATTTCCAACGCATGGGTGAAAAGTTAGATAACATGGAACTTTACCCTGGGTTTATAGAATTATCATTACATTTAGCAAACATACAAACACTTATCAGGGATAAGAAAATCATATATACAAACAAAAAATTTAATTCAGTTGATGACGAACTTTTAGTGAAAGATCTTAAAATTAAAAGTGTTCCTGAGATGTCAACTGAAGAGTATGAAGAATTCACAAAAATTTTACAATACACTGCACCAAGGATGACGGAATATTTCAATATTGCAAAATCTGTATGGACATTAGTTTATGATAGTATTGAGGCAAAATACAGGAAGAATAAAAAAGAAATTTTATCTAACAAAGGTTTCTTCTTCCATTTGGATAAGAGAGACAACAAGTATTATGTTTGGGAGTATGAAGTATCTCCGGCAGCAAAAAAATCACCAGAAAATAAGACAAATGTTAAATTAATTTATTGTGATGATAAAAACAAATTGACAATACCAAAGATAATAACTACATTTTCTGAGACCGAAAACAAAACAAAGTTACCGGTGTTAGAAATGATTAGTAAAGGTGATTTCCCAATTGAAGAAACATTATTACCATTATTTAAAAGAAAAACAATAATGTTAATTAATCAAACGAGAAATTACAATATTGAACAAGAGGACAAGAAAAAAGAAAAAGAATTTTTAGAAGATTAAAAATGGGTTTTAACAAAAGATTTTTAAAGAAAGAGAACATCCTTAACCACCTTACAGATATTATGAATTATTTAGATGCCGACGCAGTATTGTGTACGGATGAATTTTCACGCAATGTCTACAGGATGTTTAATGAGGGAAAAAATGAGGAAGAAATAATAAAATACATAAATAAAAATAAATGAAAGTTAAGTTAGAATATGTGTGGATTGACGGATATACACCGGAGCCAAACCTTAGAAGTAAGATTAAAATTGTGGACTATGAGCAAATTAAAAATTGTTTAGTTCTAAATAATTTCCCTGAATGGAACTTTGATGGGTCATCAACATTACAAGCGGAAGGTAATAGTTCTGATTGTATTTTAATACCTGTTAGACATTATTTTTGTGATAATACAAACACAATTTACGTGTTGTGTGAAGTAATGAATTCTGATGGTACACCACACGAAACTAACACAAGATCAAAACTAATTGGAGATCAAGAAGATTTGTGGTTTGGGTTTGAACAAGAATATTTTATCTACGATAGAAATAACAAATGTATTTTAGGGCACAATGAAAACAACTTGGAACCACAAGGTAAATATTATTGTGGTGTTGGTGAATATGTTGCAGGAAGAGATTTTGTTGAGGAACATATGGATATGTGTTTAAAATACGGAATTGATATTACAGGGATCAACGCTGAGGTTGCATTAGGTCAATGGGAATACCAAGTATTTTCAAAAGGTAAATTAAAGGCAGGTGATGATTTGTGGATGACTAGGTACTTTTTATATAAAATCTCTGAAAAATATAATTATGGGATTGATCTACATCCAAAACCAATTCAAAAAGGGGAATGGAACGGATCAGGACTTCATACAAATTTCTCAACAGATAAAATGAGAAATGATGGTAATGAAAAATATTTTATGTCATTATTTAATGCGTTTGAGGTAAGACATGAGGCTCACATTAAAGCTTACGGGTCAGATAACGATCTTCGTTTAACTGGTAAATTTGAAACACAATCAATTGATAAATTTAGTTGGGGGGTTTCAGATCGCGGGGCATCAATTAGAATTCCAAGAGATACCGCAAAAAATTGGAAAGGTTATGTTGAGGATAGAAGACCTGGTTCAAATGCTGATCCATATAAAATTATTAAAGAAATTGACATATCTTTAAATACTACCGATCAAATCTACGATGTTAAAATAATGATGAGTAAGGATTTTGATATGGAAGGTCTTAATGAAAAATACGGAACAATTTCAAATGATGAATTATTAAAAGAATATAGAGAAGAATAATGGAAAAAGAATGTGTATGTGGAGCTAACGTATTTTGTGAGTGTCCCCCAATAAAAGTAGAACAAGTTAATCATCCTAACCATTACGGAGGAGAGGATAATCCTTATGAAGCAATAAAAGTTATTGATGCTTGGGATTTAGGATTTAGTTTAGGAAATACTGTAAAGTATATTTCAAGAGCTGGAAAAAAAGATAAAGAGTTACAGGACCTTAAGAAAGCATTATGGTACTTGCAACATCATATAGAAACATTAGAGAAAAAATGAAAATAGTAGTAACAGGAGGAGCGGGATTTATAGGATCCGCATTTATAAATCACCTATTAGATAACTTTGAATGTGATGTTCTTTGTGTTGATAAACTAACATACGCTGGTCGTAGAATGAATATTAAACACAATGTTTCTTTTTTACAAAAAGACATTTGTGATGTAACGGAAGATGAACTTGGTGATTTTGATTACATGGTTCACTTTGCTGCTGAGTCTCACGTTGATAATTCAATTAAGAATGGGTTACCATTTGTTAGAACTAATGTTGAAGGAACATTTAATTTATTGGAGATATCAAGAAAAAATAAGAACCTTAAAAAATTCATACACATTTCAACTGATGAGGTATATGGTGATATGGATGAACACATTGCAATTAATCATACGGCAACTGAAGATGATAGTTTAAAGTCTAGCTCATATTATTCTGCAACTAAAGCGGCATCTGATATGTTAGTGTTATCTGCTAATAGAACTTATGGTTTACCATATATCATCACAAGAACTTGTAATAATTTTGGTGAACATCAGTTTGAGGAAAAATTCTTACCAACAATTGCAAGATCTATCGGTGAAGGTAAACCAATTCCAGTTTATGGTGACGGATTACAAGTTAGAGAATGGATGTATGTTTATGATAATGTAAAAGTCATTTGTGATTTAATGTTTGACGATGAGATTGTAAATACCACTTATAATATTGGAACAACTTTCAGGGTGACAAATTTGGACATTATTAAAAATATTTCTTATATTTTAAACAAAGAGGTTGATGTTAAATACGTTGAAGACAGATTAGGTCATGATAGGAAATATGGTCTTAATTGTACAAAATTAAGAGAATATTATATAACTAAAAATGGGGAGGTTCCTAAATTTTTAAATTTGTTTGATTACTTAGATAGACAATATGGTGGTGAAAAATAAAAAAGGTTTATCAAAAGAGATAAATGTGTTGGGGGCAATAACAACTCCCGGTGAACTTATTCGTGAAACCCTTATTAATTTTATGTGGGGATTTCTTGGAAATTCAATTGTGGTTTTTGTGGCAAAAGAACTGGACTTTTTGGTTTTAATCAACTACATTGCTTATTATATATTAATTTCTTATATTGTTAATAGGAAGAAATATGAAACTATGTTAGGTAAGTTTATTGTTTTACCGGGTTCGGCTGCGATAGGTGCCTTCACAGGATATAAACTAGCTCAAGCAATAACAAGTATAATTTAAGTAAAAATGAAACTAACAGAAGAACAAAAAAATCATATTCAGGATCAATATGATGCCTTAAAACAAACTGATAAAGAGTTTGAGGAAATACACGAGATGATTGTTGAACATTGTGTTGATGAATACATTGTTGATTTATCGGATGATGAGGATGGAGACCTATATGAAGAGTTTTCAAATGAAGTGTGGGATTATTTAGAGAGTATTAAATAAATATAATAATGATAGAAACAGGAAAAATTATAAATGGAGATTGCATTGAGGTAATGAAAACATTACCTGAAGGATCAGTTGACTTAATCGTAACGTCACCACCTTATGGGGTTGGTATTGCATATGATGTTCACGAAGATGACGTTGAATTTGATGAGTATTTAGTATTTGCTAAGAACTGGTTAACTGAAGCGTATAACGTGTTAAAAGATGATGGTCGTATTGCGCTTAACATTCCTTATGAGATTAACAGACAAAAGAAAGGTGGACGTATTTTCTTTGTTTCTGAGATGTATCAGTTAATGAAACAAATTGGTTTTGGGTTCTTTGGTATCGTTGATCTTGAAGAACAATCACCACATAGAAGTAAGACTACTGCTTGGGGTTCTTGGATGAGCCCATCAAGTCCGTATATTTATAATCCAAAGGAGTGTGTAATATTAGCATACAAAAAACACCACATTAAAAAGGTTAAAGGAGAACCTCAGTGGAAAGGGACACCTACTGACATTGAACAGGAAGATGGGTCATTAAAGAAAAAAATTGTATATGAGGAGAAGGATAAGAAAGAGTTTATGGAACTTGTGTTTGGTCAGTGGAATTACTTTGCAGATACTAAATCACTCACCAAGGCGACTTTCTCAATGGACATACCGACCAAGGCAATTAAGATACTATCCTACAAGAACGATGTAATATTAGATCCATTTGCTGGTTCAGGTACAACATTAGTAGCGGCTCAGATATTAGAACGTAGATGGTTAGGTATTGAGTTAAGTGAAAATTACAAACAAATTGCCGAAACAAGAATTAATTATTTCAAAGCTTTAGAACAAATAAAAGAACTCCCACTATAATCAATGGGAGTTTTCCTTTTTACGTAGTATTTATAACAAATTGTTTAATATGGAAGATGAATATGACAACGTATGGGGTGATCACGTTATATGTCAATTTTAATTTATTGAAATCCATTTATTTTTAAAGTTATGATTACTTGAGCAATATCTTGCGTAATCATTAACCAATGGTCTTCCTGTGTTATAACATCCACATACGATAGTCCAGTCTTTGTATAACGTATATAATCTATTAAGTAATTTCATACTTGTTTCAACATTCAACTCAATATCGTTGGTTAATCTTTTTTTGGTGTAATTAACTTTATTAATGTAGTCAGATGTTGCTGGCATAATTTGCATTGGGCCAACCGCTCCGGCAAATGATTCTTGATACGGGTTATAATTCCAATGGAAAGGACCTAAGTATCTTGTCTCCATATAGGCCACATTGTACGCAATATACTTTGGTATATGATACTGATCACTATACTTTTCAATCAGTTCGTACATTCTTATTGATGTTGGTGATTGAACATTTGAATGATAGTTTGATTCTGTGAAGATAGAATCATTTGAGGTTTTCACATTTGACATTATTCCAAAAAATATGAATACCCCAAGACATAAACCAAGATAAGTTATTTTTGTTAATTTAAGGATATTCATGGTTTCTTATTTTGATTTGTTAATATAAATGTTATTAGCGTAAAGTTTAAAGATTGATACACCAATTGAATCTTGGTAAACGGTATAATCACCTGTGGTTTTATCAATCACAATTAGATGATTATTTTCATCTATTGCTAAATTAACTTGAGACCTATTAACTTTAATCATTTGAATGGTTGGTTTCTTAGGACCGTATTGTTGGTTATATAAATAACCTACCGAGAATCCTCCCAGTAAGGATGCCACTACAAAAATTACAACACCCATAGATTTAAATGTTGATTTCTTTGTTTCTAAAAAATTTGCGATTTTTTCTTTCATAATATATATTTTTAATTGGTTTAAGCTAATTTACATAAAAACATTGGATTTGCAAACTTTTTTTTGTTGAAAACTATTTATAACTATGAAGAAAAAGTTAATAACGGAATCGGGAATAAGAAACATCAGGGAATTATCTAAAAGATACCCTGAGGCTAAGATATATTTTCACCAAGATTTAGATGGTGTAACCACTGCTTTAGGTATGAAAAGTTACTTAGAACAAAACGGAATAAAGGTGGTAGATGCTGAGATCATTCAATATGGTGATAAGGAATTTGCAATTAAGAAGTTGGATGCTGAGGGTGATGTTATGCCGGTGTTAGTTGACTTTGCTCATGGTAAACCAATGTTTATTATACATACTGACCACCACGACACACAAGCGGGAGTTGAACAAGGTACCTCAACTAATTTTAAATCTTCAAGATCTAACGTTGAGACAATATCCCAAACCGTATCTCCAAGAGATATTTTCCCATCTGACGATATCACTTTGATATCTACGGTTGACTCAGCAAATTATGCTCAATATGATATTAGTCCTGAACAAGTAATGAACTATTTGTTTAAGGTAGATAAAGATCAATCACTACAAAAAAACAAAATGATAATGGGTATGGTTGCTAATAAATTATTATTGGCATTTAAAAACAAACCAGGGTTCTTGGAAAATATTGTAATGAATGCAAATCCATCGTTATTAAGTATATTGTTAAACATCAGATCTCAGATCAAAGAAAAAAGTTATGCTGATGTTGGAGATTTAGAAAAAAACAAAGAGAGTTATGTTCAAACAATGAAAACTCACAAGAATGTTAAAGTTGATGATAAAATTATAGTTCAGTATGGTGGAGGTAGTATGATGAAACCAGGATCATATGATAGATACACACCATTCAGAAATAATCCTGACGCTGACTTCTTGGTGATTGCTTGGCCGTTAGGGTTGGTACAAGCGTCTTGTAATCCATTTAAGAAAGAAAGAGCACTTAAAGGTGTAAACTTAGGTGAGATCAAAGATGATGTCTTAAACAAGTGGAAATCACAATTACAAGATAAGGACATTCCTTTATCTACAATAAAATGGATATCAGAATCAGGAAAAGGTTTTGGTGAACAATCAGTTGGTTTTACATTCAGAGATTTTAACGCCTTATATGGTAAAGAATTTAAACAAATGGCCGATGGGGAAGATATCCTTGGTGATGTTGAAGTGGCAATGAAAAAACCATTCAGTGATTTAACAGATAAAGAAATGAGAATGTTAGATTCTATTAGTGTAAACGCTTGGGATCTAATTCAATCCAATAGTGGTGGACACAAATGTATTACAAATATTTCTGGTTTATCATACTTAGGTAGATCTAAAAGACCACCTAAAGGTAAATACAAATATAATGAAGAGTCAGATGATTCTCCTTATATTAAATTTACTAAGATGGTACAGAATGAATTTGTTAGAGTTTTAAAAGCAAAAATTGATGAAGACGGTGGTGATAGATATGAGCCGAATTTTGAGGTTGAAATGACGGAACACTCAAGGTCATTAAGTAACGCTAGAAAACAAGGACAAGGATTAAGATTTCCAAAGTCGGCAGTAAAATCAAATCAAATGAGATTTAGACCAAATAATAGATAATATTAATCTTGTAATAATATAGTATCACCTTCGGCAATATCATATTTTGTACAAGAACCACCTTTGAGTTCTAATATCATATCACCATTACCAGTATAACGATCACACTCAGGTGTTTTACATGGTTTACAATTATTATGTATTTTGGTAATTTTATTCCCATTAATGAAAATTATATCCAAAGAGATAATACAATTCTTCATCCAAAAGGAATGGTCACCTTCCTTCATTATGAATAACATACCATCAAACGTTTTGTCAAATTTTTTACCCATCATACCTTTTTGTATGTCTTTAGTGGTCATTACACATTTGACATTGAATAAATTATTATTTACTATTAACTCCATATACTTATAAATATATTCTTATAATGAAATCAAATAGAAGTTCAGGTATTATATTAAAATTTGGGAATAAAGTTCTGTTATGTAAACGAGCCGACCACGAAACTTATTCAGGAGAATGGTTTATTCCAACAGGGCATTTGGAGGCAAATGAAACACCAAAAGATTGTGCTTATCGTGAATTTTATGAGGAAACAAACATTAAGATTGATGAGGATATAAATTTGGTTGGTTTCATAACAAAGAAAGATAAAGAAGGAAAACCAAATGGTTTAATTTATGTGTATTTATATGAATCTGACGAAAAAAAGATGCCAAACTTGGATAAAGCGGAAGATGGTCATGAACACTCAGATTGTGGGTTTTTTACTTTAGAAGACATTCCAATAGATAAAAATGAAGAAATATACAAAATTTTAACAAAAATTTTATTTTAAACGTAAAATTTATTTACTTTTAATAAATTAAACTATATTTATATTACACAAAAACAGCCAATACCCTTCCTTTCTACGAATTAATTGGTTTATCAATATTAATCCCATATTTTTTGAGAAAAAACTATGGGATTTTTTATGCCGTGTCAATTTTATTTGTATATTTGTAGAAATAAAAAACATATGAGCTCAATTCCTTTATACATTGTTGTTAATAGTCACCTAAGTGATTCACTTATTGAAATTGGTTTTAACCCTGAATTAGCGAGTCAAAGAATTCGTTTTGTGAAGGTGTTAACGAATATGTTCTCTGATCTTAGTCAGAGAATTGAAGAGGATGAATTAAATCGTATTTGGAAAGAAAAAATTATATAACTATGGGAACTTACATACACACATTCAAGAAAAAATTTAACAAGAAAGCAACATTTGATGGAAATCCTGTTGTTGTTGGACAAGCAACATTTTTATGTCGTCAAGATTGGTCAGGTAATTACTCACCATCTGAAAGTAGAGAAATGACAAGAGCTTACGCTTTGATTGAAAATGATCAACCTGATTATATTACATTTGATGGTGAGATGGTTTATAAAAATAATAAAAAAGGTGTATGGTCAGACGGATCTGGTTTTTGGGGAGGTATTGACCACAAAAATGATTTTGTTGGTACACTAAAAAAAGTGGGCAGAAAATTTGTTATTGTCAAATAATTTAGTATCTTTGTTATATGAATAAAATGGGTTTCAACATAAAAGTAGTTAGTGATAAGTTCGGTGATTTAATCAACGAGACATTCATGGATCAGACACAATTCAAAATCTTTTTGAAGATGGTACACGGAGCATTGGTATTAGAAGAAGATCTAAGTTTCTTCAATGGGGATACATTCTTGGTTCACATCCCAAGTAAGGTGTTGAAAGAGTCTGTTATTTTTACAAACGTTAGACAAGTTTCCTTAACTGAACAAGTTAAAAGTAAAATTGAGGCGTTGGTAACAATATAATTGTTTCCTTGTTTAGAAAAATAAGGTGGTGGAGTCAGACAAATATTCAATGTCGGGCCTAAAATGGGAACTTCGGTTCCCTTTTTTTATTTATTTTTTATTATATGGTTATATTTATATAATAAATAAATTTAATAAGCAATATTTATGTTACCTAAAATAAAATTAACGGAAAGTGAAATCAGAGACATTTTGAGTAAACATGGTGTAAAGACTAATTTGTTGGTTGAACAAACTCAAAATTATACTACTGCGGATATTCAAAATTGGTTAAATTCTAATAAAAACACAGGATTAGATGTTGACGGTAAAATAGGACCTTTAACCCTTAAGGCCATAAAAAATGCTTTAATAGGATAAGATATGAAAAAAATTACAAATAGTTTTATAAGAAATATTGTTAGACAAAGTCTAAATGAAAGTTATGGTTTGTTAAACGAATATGATATAACAACAACAAGAAAAATTGGTGATATTCCTATAGGTGCTAAAATAAATAATATGACACTACCACAATGTCCTGATGGGGGATTTTGTTATGGTGATCTTGAACAAGCAATCAAAGATTCAAAAGAGTTAGGTGTAAGACATTGGAATGGACTAATTCAAAAATATTGTCCAGCTAATGGTGTAGCTAATCGAAAGGGTAAAGGAATTAAGATGGGAAACTTAACAATGAGTATTGCACAGATTAATTCGGCTTCGGTTGATCTTTGGGAAGAGTTAACGGATTATGGAATGGATGCTGGTGAAATTAAAAATGGTTTACAAAAATTAGAAAATTTCCCAAATTTTTGTAAGTCGGAGGAGTTGTTTTTTGGGTATTGGAAGTCTTTCTCAGACGGAGCTGGAAAAACAGGTGGTGATTCTGAGTGGAATGGATTTGAAGGTGATAACGCATATGGTATTAATAATGATGATGCTGATCAAAGAGATAGTTATTATGAAATAATCGCACAACTATTTCAAAATTCAATAGATATTACTAATGAACAATATCCTAAATGGGTTGAAGAATTAAATAAAAATTATGCAGAAACTAAAGCCGCTGCAGATAAATTGGCTAAAGATGAAGAAAATAAAAAAAACACACAGGCAAAAATTAAAGGTGGTGGAGGTGAGTATGTAAAATGGTTACAAGAACACCCTGCTTTAATTAATAAAGGTGAAATAATAAAAACCGATAGAGGTGATGCTAATCTTTATAGTTTAAACACAAATGACCCCATTATTAATCAATATCAATATGGTGTACTTTTAATTGTTGACCCAAACAATCCATCTTTAGATGGAACTTATGATGATGTTAGAGTTAAAAAGGGCACCGATATTGCAGTTTCTATTAATCCAGCTACTGATAAGTTTTGGCAATTTGCAATATCTCAAAATGATGCTTGGGGATATGATGATGTTGCATGGAGTGACGCTTTTAATCCTGCGTTTGGGGGAAAACTTGCTTTAACCACAAGTCCTGATCTTGAAGACGATGGTAAAATAAATAAGAGTATTCAAACAGAGAGAACAAAAGGTTTCAGACACAATTTATTAACTGAGGTAGAATTAAAGTATGTTAAGGGCAAACTACAGACAGGTCCTGATGTTGTTGCAATACAAAAAAAATTAAATATTAGTACTGTAGGTGGTTATGGTACAGGAACGCAAACGGCGGTTGCGGAATTCCAAACGAAAAATGGAATAACACCTGTGACAGGAGATGTTGATGAAACAACTTATAAAGCAATAATGGCATTACCGGATCCAATAGTACCATCCGCAACGGCATGGACAAGAGATTTAACACTTAAAGATACAGGGGTTGATGTTGAGGCAATTAAAACAAAATTAGGTATTAGTACTAAAGGTGGTTATGATACTGACACTCAAACTGCGGTCACGAATTACCAAAAAAAATATACAGATTTAAATCCTGCCACTGGTATTGTTGATAAAAAAACATTTGACCACATTATGGCCAATACAAAACTTGGTACTCCGTCAGCGTTTTCAGGTAAAAAACATAATTATAAGAAAGGTGATTGGATTGTAGTAAAACCTAATTCAGGAAACGAAGCAAGTCAACTATATGAAAATAATGGATATTTTAAAATATTAGACGTACCAGACGCTTATACAATTATTATAGATGCTGATTGGAAAGGAAGTGGTTATGCAACTATTGGAGGAACTACCGCTAAAATAATATTTGGACCTGAAGCTATTGAAGGGGTAAAAACAATACCTACTGTAAGTAATAATTCCTCAAATAAAAAAGAAAAAGGTACAAGAAGCAATACCAGTAATTCAAGTAATAATTCAGGTACAAATACTGTGGATACTGAAAAACAAAGAAAAAGAGAGTTACGTTTAAAAGAAACTTGTAATACCTTAAGAGAAATTAAACAATATTTAAATAACACCAAAGGATTAAGTATGGTGGTTAATTGTAAGTGGAATCAAGAAATACGTAATCAAGTTATGATGGCACTTACAGGTGGTACTCCAGTTACTCCAGTTACCCCAGTTGATCAACCTCAATATAATGTAGTACAACCTGAATCTCCAACGAATCAGTTTTTATAATAAAAAACAATAAATTTATTAAGGGAGATCAATCTCCCTTTTTTTATGCCGTTTTTTTTCTTATATTTGTACTATGGAAAAAATGTTATACATTGTTAGAGGAATACCGGGAAGTGGTAAGTCTACATTTGCTAAATCATTGGGTGGAACTCATTTTGAAACGGATATGTTTTTTATGGTTGATGGTGAATATAAATTTGATTTCACAAAATTGAAAGAGTCACATAAATGGTGTCAGGATAGAGTTGGTGATGCGATGATATTAAATATTACCGCAAATTTAAACGATGTGATTGTGGTTTCAAATACATTTACACAAGAGTGGGAAATGCAACCATATTTTGATATGGCAGAAAATTTTGATTATAAAGTATTTTCTGTTATTGTTGAAAACAGACATGGTGGAATTAATCAACACGGTGTTCCTGAAGATAAAATAGAATTAATGCGTAATCGTTTTGAAATAAAATTATGATGAAATTTGATAAAATATTAACAACAGGTAAAGTGTGGGTCACGTCTGATCCGCACTACAACCATAAAAACATTTGCCGAGGTGTTACTAATTGGAGAACACTTGATGGAAAAGTACCGGAATATAACACAAGAGATTTCCCAACTTTAGAACTAATGAATAATACATTGGTTAACAATATCAACTCAAAAGTTGGTCAGGATGATACTTTAATTATGTTAGGTGATATTGCGTTTGGTGGGTTTGAATTTATTAAAATTTTCTTGGACCGATTGGTATGTAAAAACATACACTTGGTTCTTGGTAACCACGATCACCATATCAGAAACAATAGGGATGACATTAAAGATATGTTCTTATCTGTTAGTGATTACTTACAGGTTAATATTGACGGACAGAATTTTGTGATGACTCACTATCCATTTGAAAGTTGGAATGGACTTGGTAAAGGTGTTGTTCACCTTCATGGTCACGTTCACTTACCGATAGGTAAAAAATGGGGTAAAGGTAAAAGATTGGACGTTGGTGTTGATGGAAATGGTTTGTTTCCATATCGTATAACTGAGGTTGTACATATGATGGATAAACGAGATATTATTTCTGAAATGGATAGTGATCACCACTTAGACGATATAGTTAATGTTGTGGGTTAAACCACAACTACAATATATTTATTACTATGGATGATATGTTTGCGTATAACTCACAATTTTTACCTGGAACACAAATTACCGTTGTATTTAAGGAAAATCCAAATTATAGTCAATTAAATGAATTTTTTAATGATTATGGTTATGGATTTTACGCTCCTGAATTTAAAACAATTTTTATAGATGGTGAGGTTTTTTTAGGTGAAGATGGTTTAACTATGAATGATTTACGTTTTATTGAGGCACATGAAATATCACATTTAATCTTAAACCATGATGGACCAAGATCTGAAAATGATGAGTTGGAAGCGGATCTAGGAGCATACATTCTTTTAAAGAATAAAAATTTACCAACTGATCGTCTTATTGATGAGTTTGAATATAGACACGGAATAGAATTCTCTGAAGATCTTATAAATAAGATTGGAGATAAATTCCCACATACATTGAGAGAGAATAGTATAATCAATTGGGAACTACATCAACAACTGATGGAAAAAAAATACGGTAAAAGAAAAATAGAAACCGAATTTAAATTCAAAAAATAGTTTGTAAAATCTAAAATAATTTACTATCTTTGTTCTTATATGAAAACCCCATGTAAGGAATGTCCTCACGTTATTAAAAATCGTCATAATGATATGATTGTGGAGTTCGGTAAAAGAACAGGTAAGAAACATAATTGTCATATGACCGAAGGGGTGAAAGATTTGTGGAATATTAAAAACGAAAAATTAGAATGTTATGGATCAAAGAGAGATGATTTACGGAGTGTGTGATAAGACAGGGAAATGTGATTCCTATTTTGGGTTCTTCAAAAATGAAAAAGATGCGGAACACGAAGTTGAAGTTCAAGCTAATAGACTCAAGGAAGACTTGGGTATGATGGATATTGATATTCAAACAGACCGAGCATTATTTAATGGGAAATTGGTAGTAGTAATTCATAGATACGTATTAAGATGAAAACAAGAGAAACTAAATTTGGAACATATATAGAAATGGAAACAGAAACAAACACAAAATTAACTGGTGATAAAATCACGGTATTTGTAGAAAGATTGAAAAAAATTGGAATTGAGGTTAAACTCGTTGGTAACTTTCCTTGGGTTTATATTGATGAAATCTGTGGTATCAGAGTGAAAGAGAAATTTGAGGGTAATCACGGGTTTACTTTAATATTTTTACCAGGTAGAAACGATAGTCCACCATCTGATTTTACAGATATTGGGGAGATATTCAAACTAATACGAAAGTATAGTAGAGAGGCTCTTTTGATAAAAATGATGAAGGATGATCAAGAACTTGGTTTATATGACATTTAAAAAATTTATAAAAAATGGAAAATAATAATAGTGTGTGTTATGTTGGTTTGATCGGTGAGATTATATCAATAGAAGGTGCGGATAACATTGAACTTGCATTGGTTGGTGGTTGGCAAGCCATCACCAAGAAAGGTGAATACCAAGTTGGTGATATGGTTGTCGTTGCAACTACTGATGCGGTTATACCACAAAAACTTTCTGATGACTTAGGTGTTACAAGTTATCTTCGTAAAGGTCAGAGAGTAAGAACTATAAAACTTCGTAAGGTTTATTCTGAATGTTTGTTAATGCCATTCAAATACTTGGCACCAAAATCTTTGGAGAACAATGTGAATGAAGGTGATGATATGATGACCATATTGGGTGTTACAAAATATGAACCACCAGTTAAAACAGTTCAGTTAAGTGTTGGTGGACGTAAAATAAAATACCACCAAAATCCAAACTTCAAAGTATATTACAAATTCCCTAATCAAAAGAACGTACCTGATATGTTCAACGAGGAAGATGAGGTTGTTATAACTCGTAAGTTACACGGTACTAATGCTCGTTATGGGATAGTTAGAAAGAAAAAACTTTCTTTATTAGATCGTATCAAAATGTTATTTGGAAACAAATGGGCAGCGTTTGAATACGTTTATGGTTCTCATAATGTTGAAAAAGGATCTGACTCTCAAGGCTTCTACGATACTGATGTATGGAAGACTGTTGCAAACCAATACAATATAAGAGGTAAATTATGGGATTACGTAAAAGACACATACGAACCAAATGAGTTAACTGAAGGTGTTGTAATATATGGTGAGATATATGGTGGTGGAATACAAAAAAACTATGACTATGGTTTAACTGATGTTAAATTTGTTGGGTTTGACATAGAGGTTGATGGTGTTTACCAACCATACCTTAATGAAACTGTACACTTTGATTGTTTAGAATTACCTAAAGTTGAATTATTGTATCAAGGTAATTGGAATAAAGAAGAACAAGACAAATATGTCTTTAGTAACTTTATAGAAGGAACTAAAGTTCCTCACGAAGGTATAGTTGTTAAATCTGTTACTGGTGATCGTAGAAAGGTATCTAAAGTTATCAATCCTGATTATAGTATATTTAGTGAAAAAAATAACGTAGGTGACTCCCATTAACTTGATGGGGTCACTTTTTTTTATTATTATTAAATAACATGGAACAAAAATTAAATTTATTTTCATTCCTATCAAAGAATCTTTTAATCTACGCAATTATTTTATTGATAGAGAATGATTACAATCCACTTAATTGGTGGATATTAAGTGGGTTCTTTCAGATTGTAATAACAATAGTTTTTGAGTTATATATACTTGGAACATCATTAGAAGAAAAAAATATAGAAAATGGGAATTAAGAAAATTAAAAAAGAAAACAATTCAATTAACATTAGTTTAGTTGATTTAATGGGTAAATTAGATAATAGTGAGACTAAAAAGTATACACAATTTTTAGTTAAAATGCTTAAAAAAAACTTTGATAATGAACAGGATTTCTTGGTAAGAGATTCTTCACATAGGGAAAGAAAAATTGATCAAGTTTTAAATAACAGTACGTTTGATGGTTGGATTACAAAAAAAATACTTAGTAATTTATATGGTTGGGATGAAGTTGATTCATTTATTCATTTTTGTGAATTTATGGAAAGAGGATTAACTAATGAAAAAGACATTAGTAAATACGATAGTTGGGAAATGGTTACAAGTGAGGTATTCCAAGCTAAAAATCGTAATTTATTTAAAATGGCTAAAAAAGAAGTTAAAGTTGTTTACGAGGATGATCAATATATGTGTATTAAACCATTAACTTATGCTGCATCTGTTTCATATGGTTATCAAACTAGATGGTGTACTGCTTCAGTTCAGGAACCTAGTTATTTCTACAATCACTCAAAAGACGGTGTACTTGTATATTTAATTGATAAAATAAATAATGTGAAATTTGGGTTTTACCATAATAGTCATCAAATTCAAATATACAATCAAAAAGACGATAGAGTAGATTCAATGGAGACAGGTATTCCGGTAGAATTATTACATAAGTTGATCGGTGAAATGAAATCTGAAGCTAAAGATAAAAATTTTAATTATAAGTTATTTGGTGAAAGTGAATTGGAAAACATGAAAAAATATAGAGGTAATGAGGAAACACGGGTGGATGATTTATTGGAAGATATTCCATATTATCCTGAACAAGAAACACCAATTGACGATTCTATTGATAATATTGATAATATGATTGGTAGAATAAGAGAAAGTATTGGGAGACTAAGACCTACAAATCCACTTGAAATTGGTGATGACTTACCATAATTTTAAAAAATTATAATATGGATGATTTAAGTAAAAACATTAAAAAAATGTATTTGAGAATAAATGGTGAAATAACTGACCATGAAATGCCACCTCCTCCACCAAAAAAAGTTAAGACTTTTACTCTTGATGAGGATCAGGTTAAAAAATTGGAGGAGTGGCAATCACACATAAAAGCGATATATGGTCAATATGGTGATTATGAGTATAGATTCTCAAGTAATGGAATTGGTCAAATTGTTACGGTATATAGTGAATTGGCTGACATTGAATTAGATCTAACTGATGTTAGTAGTTGGTAAAAACAAATTATACGGAAGAACCCTCAGTAGAAATATTGGGGGTTTTTTATTTTATGAAGTATTTATATTAAAAACCATTCATGGAAGATAAAAAAATTATTATTGAAGAATTAAGTAGGATTAAAAATCTTATGGTTTATGATAGATCTAAAACATTAAATGAAAATATTAATGAAGGTGATTATGACACTTCGGATGGCAAAATAGCGAGATGGTTATTACCTTCAGGTGATATCATTAACGGAGATAAAATAAAAGGGATGATACCTAAAGGGGCGGAACAGTTAAACGCTAAAGATGTAGAAACAGCTATTGGAGTTGCCGGTGGATTAAAAACCGTTTCCTCTATTGTTGGTGGTGGAGGAGGAGCAACTGCAGCAACTGCAGCAACAGGTGCCGCTGAGGTTGGAGCTGGTGTAGCTGCCGCTGAGGTTGGAGCTGGAGTTGCGGGTGCTGCGGGTGCTGCGGGTGCTGCGGGCGCAACACCGGCTGCGGCGGCAACTTTTTTAGGTTTAGGTCCTGTTGGTTGGATAGCGTTAGGTGTGATAGGTATTACCGCTTTAGGTGTTTGGGGTATGACAAAAGATGATGACATGGGAATGATCACGAGATTATTTGATATGTGTAAAACAAGTCCCGATAGAAAAAAATGGAAAAGATTTTTAACTGATGATCAAGCAAGAGCACTTTCCGGTAAATTATTTAAAGCCATGGATGGTTTAGGAACAGATGAGGACGCAGTATACAATGTGTTTAAGTCGTTAAAAAGTCCTGCCGATTTTTGTAAAGTGAGTGATGTATATGAAAAGTCATTTGATGAATCGTTATTAGAGGCCCTTGATGGTGACTTTGATTATGGGTGGGAACCAATTGCAACATCGTTAGTTGATATGACTAAAAACTATGCTCAATCTGAGGCAGAAGATTATTGTGAAAAAAATCCTGAAGAATGTGCGGAAAAATTAAGGTTGTATTGTGAAAAAAATCCAAAAGACACTAAATGTAAAGATGTTGTTAAAGTTGGTGGTGGTGGTGAAGAAGATAAAATGACATATAAAACTTGTAAGGGTAACTATAGTGTTGGGTGTGAAGATGGTGAAGATGATGATGTTTATGCTTTACAGGCTTGTTTGGGACTTACTAAAAATGGTAAATTTGATAAAAATACCGAAAAAGTTTTAAAAGATAAAACTGGTAAAACAACAATAACAAATAGAGAAATTTGGAAATTGTGTGACGATTATAATAGAAATAAATAAAATATTATTAAAAATTTTAACCCCATTCCTAAAGAGTGGGGTTTTTTATTTAAAATAAATTCACTATCTTTGTACTATGGTAGTGATTATACTTTTTTTACTGATAATAATGGTATCGTTTTTTATTAGGAAAGTCAATAAAGATAAGGATCATCCATTCAATAAATTCTTTAATGATAGGTAAAAATAAAATATTAGTTATTTTAAATTTTTTGGACACACATTATGGTGACTTAGTGTGTAGCCCAAAAAATCTTTGTTACCATAAAGAAGGTGAGATTTATTTTAGATTTAATTTAAAAGATGAGGTTATCTTTTTAGAGTATAAAAATTTTATCCAACCAATATGTAAAGCGTTAAACA